TCTACATGGAGTACAAGAAGGGCGGCGAGTGGTATTTCTGCTATCTCACCAAGGGCGGATTTCTGCGCGAACCGGCGAAGATGCCCTTTGTCAACGATGACGGCGAATCGGTACCGTCGCTTGAGTTCCAGTCCCTTTTCGTGGACCGCGACGGCAACAGGTACGGGCAAATCCGGCAGTACATCGACATGCAGGACGAGATCAACAAGCGGCGGTCGAAAGGTATCCACCTCATCAACTCGCGGCAGACGGTCGGGGAGAAGGGCGCGGTATCTGATGTAAACGCAGCCAAGCGCGAACTTGCCAAGCCGGACGGTCATGTTGAGATAACGCCGAACATGAAGTTCGACCTTCTCCCGACCAACGATATGTCGGCCGGCAACTTCCAGATGCTGCAGGAAGCGAAAGCCGAGATTGACGCACAAGGTCCGAACGCGGCACTTGTAGGCGGCGAGAAACGCGACCTTTCCGGAAGGGCGATACAGGCACTCCAAGGTGGCAGCAACACAGAGACGGCGATACAGACGGACGGGCTCAGAGATTGGGAGCACCGCGTCTATCGTCTCATGTGGTACTGCGTCAAGAAGTACTGGACCGCTGAAAAGTGGTTCCGCGTCACCGATGACGAAAACGCACCGAAGTATGTGGGGCTCAACACGACTTCAACCGCGGGTGAGGAGTTTATCAAGAATCAGCAGAAGGCGGGACAGCAGCTTGACGAGGAGATGGTGCAGCGGATCATGGCGGACCCTGCGGCACAGCAGCCGGTGGTGACAAACAACGTGGTTGAGCTTGACGTTGACATCATCCTGGAGGACGTACCGGACACTGTGACGATTCAGCAGGAGCAGTTTGAGAGTCTGACGCAGCTATTCCCAGCCGTTCCCGACCAGCTCAAGCCGCTGACACTGGAAATGCTGATCCAGGCGTCAACCCTTCGCAACAAGCAACGTTTCATCGACAAGCTGCAGGGAAAGGGAGAGGAAGAGAAACCGGACCCTATGGCCGAAATGCAGCAGCAGATGCAGCAGATCATGATGCGGCTCGAAATCGCGGAGAAACAGGCCAAAATCGCCAAGATCGAGACAAGCGCCATGCTCGACCTTGCCAACGCAGAAGCGGCGGAAATAGGGCAGGATTTGGCCGAATACAACGCCATTGTGCAGGACTTTGAGAGGGTAAACAACCCGCAACCGCAGCAACCGGCACAAGGGGCGCAGCAATGACCATAACGCTCGAAACGCCCGATACGTGGCCGGGGAGCGAATCGCCGACGAATCCGAGCGGCGAGCGGCGCAATGTGCTGACGGTCAACGGGGTGGAGCCGGATAATGACGGCAATGTGGTAGTTGAGGGGGGCGGCGTTTCCCTTGCCGACAGGGTAGCGGCGGGGGAATCGTTCCTGTTTTGGGGCTTGGATAACGGCGCAAACCTACCAGGTGCAGTCTTGCAGGCGAAGATTGACTCCTACATCGCAGAAGGCGTGCCGGAATCGGCCATCAGTTGGTACAGCACCGGCACAGAGTCAGCGGGCGCGACATCAGCATCAATGGGCGTCCTCGCGCTGACAGCATCGGCAACCTTGGCACTCTCCGCGCTCTCTGGCGTGAGAATCGGCTCAATGGGAGCACTATCCCTCACCGCCCCGGCAACTCTCGCCCTCGGCGCTCTCGCAGGCCTGGAAGTCTCAGAAGGGTCCGCCTCTCTCGGCAACCTCTCACTGACCGCATCGTCAACACTCTCCCTCGGTACCCTCTCAGGCGTCCAGAATGGCAATATGGACGCGTTAGGGCTGACGGCAGGGGCAACGCTGGGACTCGGTACCTTGGCGGGCGTGGAGAGTAGCGGGCCGGTCAGTGCGTCAATGGGTGCGCTGGCATTGACGGCATCATCTACGCTAGCACTCGGGACGTTGGCAGGAACCGCCCCCCCCACCGCACCTGTCGTCATCTCCGTGACCCCCGGCGACACGCAGAACGTCATCGCCCTGACATCGGGCGGCGTCGGTGCGACCTCCTACAACCTCAAATGGGGCACCGTAGCAGGAACCCGCAGCAACACGATAACCGGCGTCACCCTCCCGTATACGCATACGGGGAGGACCAACGGGACCACGTACTATTACAGCCTTGTGGCTATCAACGGGGCGGGTTCGGTGGAGTCGGCAGAGGTCAGCGGGACACCTTCAGCAGGGGCTTACTACACGCAGAATTGGGAGCTAGCGGCAAACGGAGCTCTCACCTATGACGACTGGACCGGTGGCGGATCTGGGGCAAATACTTCAGCCTACGTCACCAATACCTTCAACTCTGGGAGTTCTACTAGGTCGTTTGCCCTTGCCGGAGGTGACACGGAATCAGAGGGGACCGCTTGGGTGGAGCGCACTATGTCGATACGCGCGGGTATCCTGACCTTCTCGTATAAAACCGATACGGGGTCGCCTGAACCCGCATACCTTAAAATATACCTAGATGAGGGTGTACAGGTCGGGACGGTTGGCGGGTATTCTGGAAATGGTATTGATATCACGATCAACATTCCATCGGCTAGTAAGATTCGTTTCAGTGTCACTAGCCTCGCAGGGGCACTGCACATTGACAACCTTTCCATCCCGATACCGTAAGGAGATGACATGACAACCATACTCCAAAATGCGGCATCGTGGATTGCATCAATTAATCCGCCTCATCCAGACTATGGGACTTCTGCACAGTCTGATATTCAGAGCGTCCATCAGTCAGTTATTGACTTCGCACAGGTAAACGATCTTTCCGGCAATCCAATCAACCAGTGGCGAGGGTATCGTTACTGGCTCGGTATGACCACTATCATACCTGAGAACCCGGTAGTCTATGCATCGAACAATAATGTCGATTGGACCTTACAGTTTTGGATGGATGACGTTAGCTGGTATGACAGTATAGACGAAACAATGGGGCCTGTGGCGGAAGATGCCGAAATCATCTACGACCCCGTAGGCGACCAGATCGTATGCTATTGGGTCAGGACGGACGAGACCACAGCACCAGGATACACCGGCACTGTCACCCCCGGCCCCGGCGTGATGAGGCGCACATACTCGTCTGCGGGGGCACTTTCTGCGGTAACGTGCGTACTACCATGGGAAGGGCTTATCCTGTACTCCAATTCTCCCGCCGTAGTGCGCGAGGATGCCACACACTGGCACATGTTCGGCGTGGTGCAGGATACCACCTACCTCTCTGCTAAAACCGCAGATTATCAGCGAATCACTTATCGTTTTTCGGTGGACGGCATTACGTGGGGAGCTGTGCAGTATCTGGGTACTGTCGCTGAGTTTACCGCTGCGTACCCCGGATTCGCTCCTAATCACATTACAGCCCAGTTCAATCCAGTGATTGCTGGACAGGTCGATTTGCTGATTAATGCGAATGTATATCCACAGCCTGCCGGGTCATGGCTGACAAATTGCCGTCTGTTCCATGCAGTGGTCAACTTGTCTGGCCCGACAGCAATCAGTTACCCCTTGGCACCTACGGCAGTACTCGGACCGGTGAGCGGAAGTTGGGACGATGTAGGCATTTATAGATCCGGCTTTACGCTGACGGCGGATAGTGGCGAGATGACCATGCGGCTCTGGTACTCCGGCATAGCGGTGGATAATTACCCCACTGGTCAGAGTTGCCGCACAGGTTACACGGAAGGGGTGGTCTACCAGTATGACGCCGGAGGGATTGTTGCACCGGAAACCACTCCTATTAATGCATCCCTTGGCACACTATCCCTCACCGCTTCCGCGATCCTCGCACTAGACACCCTTTCCGGCGTCGAATACGCCTCACTCGGCACACTGGCACTCACCGCTCCCGCAACGCTCGGACTCGGCGCACTGTCGGGAGTGACCACGGCAGCGAACCAGATCAGAGCGCCTAATGGTGACGTGCGAATACTGCGGAACGTAGACGGGACCATACGAACTTTCAACCTCTTAGCATAGGAGCATCACCATGGCAGATTTCGCAGCAGCAGGCGGCAAGAACATCCGTGCCGCGCAGATGAGCAGCGCACCTAGCGCGGCACTTTACTACTTCGCAACCCTTCACAACGCATCCGGCAGCGCGCTTACCTCTGCATCGACCACTTACGCGGCAACCGGCATCGGGGAGCTTTCCACCGCCAACGGGTACACTGCGGGCGGGAAGACGTGCGGGACCATGACCGCCACTGGCGCGGCTATCGACTGCCCCGATGTGGCATGGACCACCGGCACAGGGGAGACGCTGACGGCGCATTACTGCGCTGTTTGGGTCAATACCACCAACAGCATCACGGGGGCGCAGCTCGTCGGCGTCAAGGACAAGTCGCTAGACCCCGCAACTGCCAGCAACGGCGGGGCGCTCACTCAGTCGATTGCGAACCTGTTGACCATGACCTAGTAATAATTCTCTTGACTTAGCACCCGAAACAGAGTAGGGAAACAACACAACTGAGTAACACAAAACCGCCGCCGGGTAATCAACGGGCGCTTACACGGAGCCGCCATCCACAAAGGGCGCGAAGGGAGACGTAAATGGAAGACTGGCTCGAAGATGCCGTAATCGAAGAACCGGAAGTAGCCACGCAGGAGACGGTGGAGGGAACGGGCGCAGAAGTAACTCGGGACGCCGCTGAGACCCCCGCACAGCCTGCAGAGAAGCCCGCACCTGACATGGAGGGCATCAAGGCTGCACTCCTCGCAGAACGGAGAAAGCGGCAGGAAATCGAGCAGCAACTCGCCGCTAAGATGGAAGAGGAAAAGCCGTTTCTCGGCGAAGAGTACGAGCAGCGGTTTACCGAGACCGAGCGGAAGTTCCAGCAGCAGCTCATCAACCAGAAGCTCGACATGTCCGAAGCCTTCGCCCGCGACAAGTACGCCGACTTCGGCGACAAGATCGTCATTTTCGAGGCAATGGTGCAGGAGAACCCCGCACTCTATCAGCAGATGCTGGCACAGGCGAACCCCGCCGATTTCGCCTACAAGACGGCGACGAATCAGCAGAAGCTGCAGGAGATGGGCGACCCGACCGCATACGAGCAGAAGCTGCGGGAGAAGATCACCGCAGAGATTGAGGCGAAGTACGCGACCAAGGGCGCGGCAGAGCATCAGAAACGCGCAGAACTCCCTGGCACGCTGGCGACGGTATCCGGCGCAGGGGGAGCAACGGCACAAACGTGGAGCGGGCCTACCTCGCTTGACGACTTACTCAAATAAGCCTTTATCGGAGAACACCGATCAGGCGCAACCATTTAACCGGAACGTCGTGAGACAGTCCCGTAAGGAGAAACACCATGGCAAACACCGCCGTAGCTGCAGGGCTCACTGTTCAGCAGTGGGATGACAAGTTTTTCACCGAGTACATCCGCGCCAACCGCTTCAAGAAATACATGGGCAAGGATGAAAACAGCATCATCCAGATGAAAGAAGACCTGACCGCCAAGAAGGGCAAAACGGTCACCTACTCCCTCGTCAACTCCCTCTCCGGCGCGGGCGTCACCGGCTCCGCTACCCTCGTCGGTTCCGAAGAGAAGATGAACAGCCGTTCCTGCACCGTCACCGTCAACAAGATCCGCAACGCGGTCGTTGTGCCGGAAATCGACGAGCAGTACAGCGCCATTTCCCTCCGTGATGCCGGGCGCGTGGTCCTGAAAGACTGGATTCTGCGCAAGACCAAGACCGACATCATCAACGCCCTCGGCATGGTGGGCGGCGACTACGCAGGCACCATTTACACCATCTTTGACGCAGCAGGCGGGGCAACCACCACCGCCCAAGACACATGGTGCGCTGCCAACTCTGACCGCGTGCTGTTCGGGGCCGCAACGTCCAACTACTCCGCGACCTTCGCAACCGCTCTCGGCAACGTGGACGACTCCGGCGACCTGATCACCGCCGCCCGCCTCAACCTCATGAAAGCCCTTGCCAAGACCGCCTCCCCTGCGATCCGCCCTGTCACCGTCAACGGTGATGAGGAGTGGTATGTGGTCTTCACCGGGACCAAGAACTTCAAGCGGCTCCAGGAAGATTCGACCATCGCAACCGCCAACCGCGACGCCCTGCAGCGCGGGAAAGATAACCCGATCTTTACCGGCGACTCCCTCATGTACAACGGCATGATCATCCGCGAGATTCCGGAAATCGGCGATTGCGCCATTACCGGTGGCACCTCCGCTGACGTGCAGCCGGTATTCCTCTGCGGGGCTCAGGCTCTCGGCTTCGCAGTGGCGCAGAGGTCCAAGACCGTGACGGACGATACCGATTACGGGGATAAGCAAGGTTGTGCGCTCCAAGAGATCAGGGGCATACAGAAGCTTATGTTTGGAACAGATTCCACCGTCGATACGACCACCAAGAAGGACAATGGGGTCTTTACGGGCTTCTTCGCTGCACCTGCTCTGGCAAGTGCATAACAATTTTTGAGTAGACATTTGGCACCCCACCTGATACTATAGCCCACTTTTCAAATGGGAGGTATCACAGTGAGAAATCAGTGTAGCGTGGTGGGGTGCTTAAGTAACGTTGTCGGGTTCGGGTTCTGCAAGAAGCATTACAGGGTGTTCAAGAAGGGGATCGACCCTCACGCCCCTGTAGTTCCCAAGAGCAAGGTTTGCAGCGTCAAGGGATGCGGGGAACCGATCAAGGCCAGAGGATACTGCAATAAACACCTTCAGCGTCTCATGGCAGGGAAAGACCCCGAAGAGCTTAGTTGCCATGAACTGTCTACCGAAGGAAGGTTTTTTAAAAGGGTTACCAAGACAGAAGGGTGCTGGAAGTGGCAGGGGCGGAAAAACACGAAGGGGTATGGTCACTTGTCGATAAGAGGACGGGTTAAGACCATCGCAGCGCACAGGCTTTCATATCAGATTCATGTTGGACCTGTGCCAGACGGCATGTTCATTCTTCACAAGTGCGACAACCCTGGATGCGTCAACCCTGCGCACCTGTTTCTAGGGACCAACGCCGACAACATGGCGGACATGGTAAGTAAGGGCAGACAGACCAGCATCCTGAAAGCGGAAGACATCCCGAAAATCCGCGCAATGGCAGCGAACAAGACCACGCAGGCAGAAATAGCCGCCCATTTCGGAGTGAAGCGGGCGAACATCTCAGCGGTAATAACTGGTAGGACATGGGGTCACATCCCATAAAGGAGGCCCAAGTTGGCCGGAGAAACCACACTAGATTTGATTCCAACCGCCCCCCTGCTGACTTCCAAGTCCGTGGGGCAACTCGTAGCGCAGAAGCACGTTGTCGCAATCAGGACCACCGATCTTGCGACCAACGACATCACCGGAGTCTGCAAGGTTCCGGCAGCGTCTACCGTATTCGGCTTTTTCCTTCACACCGACGACCTCGACGCCAACGCATCCGAAGCCCTCGTCTGGTCTGTTCTCATCGACACCACCGTTGTTCAGGCGGGCATCACCAATGCGACCGCGAAGGCGGGCACTTTCTTTGCCTGCTCCACCGGGCCGGTCACTGTTGACGCCGACACTGTCGTGTCGCTCAAGGCAACCACGGCGGCAGGAACCGGCCCGGTGGAGCACTGCACCATAACCCCCGTTTACACCACATCAGCGTAAGGAGGAGGGGCGGCAACGCCCCTTAACTCTATGATCGTGAGATATATCGGACCATCGGCATCGGTGGTCACTTTCGGGCAAGAATTCATGCAGGGCGTAGCGGCGGCAGTTTCCGACCCTCACGCCTTCCGCAAACTCAGCAACAACCCCACTTTTGAGGTGGTCGATGGTAATAGCGAAACTGGCAGAGAAGGTGATGCAGAAGTTGGGAGTATTCGACCGCAGCAGCGGAATAGCGGCGGAAGACCTCGAAAACGTCGCTGACGCCTACAAAGCCGTTTACTACGTCCTTTCGGA